AGAAGGCAGATGCTCTATCCAACTGAGCTACTGAGTCATTTGAATACCCACATATTATAAGGGATGTGGGGAACCTTGTCAAGGACTATTTAAATTTCGATAATAGAAAAACTCTCTTTGAATTCTTCATACACCGCACAAGCGTTTAGATAATCACCCATGGATACGAGATCATGGATTCTATCTACGATGCTGTCTTTGAGAGCTTCAGTCTCATTCATCATTTCCTGTTCCATGAAAATAGTCCTTCCTGTAGTAACGACCGAGAACATTAGAATTGTAGTATGCGGGTTCCCCGTTGTCAAGTGATTCCGTGAGGACGTTCATTGCAAACAATTGACGGGTCTCCTCATAGTTTACTTTTCCTAGTGTACTATGTAGTGACAAAATATAACGTTGGAAGTTCTGTTTTCCGTACTTTTTGATATCTTCTTTTAATTCTGGACAAGATCCGTAATACTTTTTCCAATCGGATTCTTGTTTTACTCTGCGGCTTTTTCCTTTTGGTTTCCGAAACGACCAAAAATACTTTCGACCAATGTAACGTCGTGAGTTGCACTTATTGGTAATGAGATAAACAAAACCGAAGTTGTCCCCAATATCATCAGTAGTAAAATATTTGTCGCCATATATCCAGGGATTCTCATAATCACAACTCATTAAAGCTCTTTAGAATTCATGAGCTTATTTATCTCATGAACCCTGGCAGAGTTATTGTAACCATAAAAAAAGAGTCCGTCAAGCGGACTCTTGGAAAGTGGTTTTACTTATCACCACTAATGTCTTTATACTTGGTTCCACCCGATCTATCAAATTTTCCACCCAGACGAGGACTAGGAACTACATGTTTACCAACCTTTTTTACCTCATCATTGGGACCATAGTCAGATCTCTTTACAGCATTAGAAGCTGCAATCCTAGCGTTTCTCACACCAGGAATTGCATCAATTGCTTTTTTTGGTGGTCCAACAATTCCAACTTCCTCATTATATTTTTTATTTAAGGCAATAATCTGTTCAAGAGTGATTTTCTTTTCAGAATATTCAGTTTCTTCTTTCTTTACTTTCTTTCGAGGATCATTTTCTTCACCTCTTTCATAATCTGCTTTAGTGTAAGGTCTAAAGTCATCACGACCACCACGACTGGTATCACTAGCACCATAACGCTGCTTTCTTCTCTTAGCAGCTCTTTCTCTCATCTTTTCAATGGAGTCTGCTTCAGCAACATACTCAACTTCTTCTCTAGTCTCTTTCTTCTCGTCTTCTTTCTTTTTTAGATTCGCCTTACGATATTCAAGGTCTGCACGAGTTCCGCGATCCATTTTACCCTGTGACTTTGGTTTTGTCTTACCACCTTCGTCAGGTTGGGAACCAGGATTTTCTGCCTTGACTCTACGACCGTGAGTGTACTCAGCACCAGATCGCTTGTCGTCACCGGATACCATCTTACCACCCTCTGAACGGTCTCTCTTATATTCGTCTGAAGACTGTCCGTGCTTACCCTTATAACGTTCTACAATCTCATCTCTCCACTCTTCACTCATATTTGTCATGATAACCATTGCAGATTCTTCCGTATCTGCATAACCTTCATCTAGAAGATGTCCTTTGATGATGTCAAAAATGTCTAGGGAGTTTTTCATGATCGTTGGTTTTGGTGGTTGTGGTTTTGGTGTTGCTGGTTTTGTTGCAGATCCAAACTCAGATCTATTTAGACTCTGTTGTGCAATTTTATTAGCAGTTGCGGACTTAGCTTTTCCACTAAGAATCCTCTGACCCATTGGGGACTTGGAAAGACTATTAATAGCAGCATTACCTCTAATTGTCTCAAGTTCTGCCTTATTCTGGCCAGGCATATCCTTCATTAAAGGATTTGGAGTCTTTGGTTTTGCAAAGTCCTTACCATACTTAGCTTGGTTTGCTTTCATACCAAACTCTTTTGCCTTTGCAGGATCTGTCTTTCTGAGTTCTTGATACTTTGCATTGGTTGCAGCGTCTTTATTTGCAGTTGAAACTTTATTATAACGAGCCTTTTCAGATGCACTAAAGTTGCCTGCAGTAAACTTTCCAGTTGACTTGTCCAGTTTACCTTCCACTCCACCCTTCTTAGCAAGAACTGTTGGATTTGGTTTTGGTGCGGGTGCTGCAGGACGAGGAGTACTACCAGTAGGACGAGGTGCTCTAGGATCACCCTTCATTGCAGCATCAGTTTCCGCACGTTGTTTTGCTAATACTTCCGCTTTTTGTTGAGGAGTAAGACCACCACTTGGTTTTGATTCAGGTTTTGATTCAGGTTTTGATTCAGGTTTTGCTCCAGTACCAAAATAATCGACAGGATTCATCGTTTGACGATCCCTGGTATTCCTATCAATTTGTTGTTGTGTTTCTTGTTTGGTGGTTTGTGTTTGTTGTTTAGTGGCTTGTGTCCTTTCATATGGTCCCAAGTCTACTAATCCACCTTTACCCTCTCTAGATTTCTTATATGGTTCAAGATTCACATTTACATTTGGAGCCTCATCAAGAATCTCAACGTCTTCGCCCAAGATATCTTGAACGACTACTATTTCTGCATAGAAAAGTTCCGTATTTCTATTGACCTCTCCATAGGCCTCCATAAGACCTTTAACGTCTTTAGCTTCCATTTGACTCTGACAAATTTTTTACTTATAATGTTATTTATTAATAGGTAAAATAAGTGGCATACTCTCACGTCTGGTTCAATACAAAAGCACCAAAAGAAGTTGTGGATCTAATTTGTGAAGATATAAAATCGTTTGATAATAAACTGTTAGATTCCAAAGTTATGTCAGATAACATGGAAAATGTTCAGAACTCTAAAATAAGATCTGGAAAAAATACTTGGATTCCAGCAAGTCATTGGGTAGCTGGATTCATCTGGCATTACATAAATTTAGCAAATGAAACAAATTTTTTATATGATGTCAGATCTATAGACTTTAATAGTATTCAGTATTCTCATTATGAAGTAGGAGATTTCTATCGTTGGCATGGAGATTGGAGTATAGACCATGCGTACAAACCAGAAAATACAAGGGCGTTGCAACAATCGGTATCCCAAGATCAACATATTATTTCTGGAGAGTCTTCAAGAAAGTTATCTTTTTCTATGCAACTTTCAGATCCAGAAGAGTACGAAGGTGGAGAATTGCAATTATTGGATTCAGCAACAAATTTATTTACGATCCCTAAAGAAAAAGGTGTAATAAGTATCTTCGACTCTAGGTTGTCACATAGAGTCCGAAAAGTAAAATCTGGATGCAGAAAGAGTTTAGTTGGATGGGCTGTTGGTCCTAGGTGGAGATAAATATAAAAATAGGGACAGACTGAGGAAATTTAATGTCTAGACTTGGCATCAATACAGGTATTAATCCAAATGATGGACAAGGAGATACCCTGCGTTCTGCAATGGGTAAAGTCAACTCCAACTTCTTGGAAATATATCAAACCATTGGAGATGGTTTTACTCTAGTAAGTTATGCAAATACTGCTGGTATTTCTACATTATCGGAAAACCTCACTGGTAATCCAACAATAGAAGTAAGTGGTTTATCAAATACTGGCATCACTACCACAGAACATATCGAAGTAAGAAATATTACCTCTACTGGTATCATAACTGCGGTTCAATTTGTTGGAGATGGTTCCCAACTAACAGATGTAACCGCAACAAATCCTGGTATTGAAGTTCTAGACGAGAACGTAAGAAGAGGTGTAGCGCAAGAAATAAACTTTGGTAATGGACTTTCATGTTCTCTTCCCGATGGAGTCGGAAGAGTAACAGTTGCACTTACTACGACTATTGTTGTAGGTGGTGGAGGAACTGGAGTTGGCGCTCTTGAGTTTAGAACCCAAGATACAACTCTAGGAAACTATCAAATTTTAAACTTTGGTGATAACTTACGTGGTGTTGTCGATGCAGTATCTGGTGTCGTTACAGTAACTACTGCACCAGGAGGACTGAATATATCTGGTGTTGTTACTGCAACATCCTTTGCAGGTGATGGTTCTAATCTGACTGGACTTTTCTCCGGAGACTATGCAGATCTTTCTAACAAACCAACTATCC